AGAGAAGATCAAGCTAATCGTGTTCAAGAGTTTATGAATTATCAAACAACAGATCAAATGCCTGAATACTTTGATGAGATGGAAAGAATGTTATTTCATTTACCATTAATAGGATCAGCATTTAAAAAAGTTTATTATGATGCTAATTTAAAAAGACCAGTATCTGAATTTGTTCCTATTGATCAATTCTATGTTTCTTACTATGCATCTAATCTACGTAAAGCAGATAGATACACACATGTAATATATAGAAGTCCTGTTGATCTTGCAAAAGATATACGTACAGGAATATATAGAGATGTAGAATTACCAGAAGCAACTAATCCACAACCTACTTCTTTTTCAGAAAAGATGGATACAATTATTGGTTTGTCTCCTACAGGAACAAATGATCCACAATATACATTACTAGAACAACATTGTTATTTAGAAATAGAAGAAGACTATGCTCTTCCTTATATTGTTACAGTAGAAGAGAAGTCACAACAAATTTTAAGTATTCGTAGAAACTATAAGAAGGATGATAAGAATCAAGAAAAAGTGTCTCACTTTGTTCACTACAGGTTCGTACCAGGCTTTAGTTTCTATGGATTTGGTCTCATGCACTTTTTAGGAAACTTAACTATGACTGCTACTGCAGCCATGAGAAGTTTAGTGGATGCAGGTCAATTCGCAAACTTACCAGGAGGATTCAAAGCAAAGGGTGTAAGAATTGTTGGAGACAATGATCCTATATCACCAGGTGAGTTTAAAGAAGTTGAAGCTACAGGACAAGATCTTAATAAGGCTATAGTGTCTCTCCCATATAAAGAGCCTTCCTCAACTCTGTTCAATATGCTTGGCTTCATTACTCAAGCAGGTCAAAAGTTTGCTGATAGTACAGAACAAATTGTTTCTGACGCAGCATCTTATGGACCTGTGGGTACAACAATGGCATTACTAGAAGCATCAAGTAAGTTCTTCTCTGCTATTCACAAGAGATTACACAAATCTCAAAGAGATGAATTTAAAATACTTGCCCAGATAAACTATGATTATCTACCTTCTGAGTATCCATATGAAGTACCTTTTGCTGATAAGAATGTTCTTAAACAAGACTTTGATGGTAGGATAGATGTTCTTCCAGTATCTGATCCTAACATTCCATCAAATGCACATAGGATGATGATTTCGCAGATGGCATTACAAATGGCACAGCAATCACCTCCTGGTATGTTTAACCTTGAAGCATTGAATAGAACAATATTAAATGCTGCTAATTTACCTAACATAGAAGAAATACTTCCACCTAAAAAAGAACCACAAAAATTAGATCCTGTATCTGATATAATGGCTGCAACAAAGGGTATACCTATTGCAGCATTTCCAGGACAGAACCATGACTCACATATACAAGTAAAGATGATGTACCTACAAGATCCACAGAATGGTGCTAATCCTATAATGGCTAGATTAAAACCAATACTAGAAGCAAACATACAAGAACATTCTGTATTAAAGTATCAAGAACAAATGAATGGAATGGCAAGAGCTACAATGGAACAACTACCACCAGATCAACAACAGAATCCTCAAGTTGCTGAAATGGCTATGGCTACTGCAGCACAACAAGTATTAAATGCAAATCAAATGGGACAAGCTCAATCACCTGAACAACAAATGGTAGCATTAGAAACAGCTAAAGTAGAATTAGAAAAACAAAAACTACAATCTACTATGGCTAAATTTTCTGCAGACTCTGCATTAGATGCACAAAAACTAGAACTAGAAGAAGCTAAGTTAATGGTTGCTGCAGGTAAATCTGGTCAAGATGCTATATTGAAAAAAGAGAAAGCAGATCTTGATAGAGCAAGTAAAGAAACAATGAAGTCTTTAGACTTATTAGCTAAGACAACTATGGCAGAAGAAAAGAATGCTATAGATATGGAAAAAATTCGTATAGCTGCTTTAACTAAAGTTGCTAGTATGGATGATCTTGATGACAGACAAAGAAGTTTTAAACTTATTGATGTTATGATGGATTTATTAAAAGATGAAATGAAAGGAGATGATCAGTAATGCCAATGGGAAATAAACCATACCCTGTAAAAAAGGGTGTAACTAATGGGTATCCAACTCACGTAAAAAATGGTGATGGTGGCATGTATGGAGATTATACTAAAGATAGTTATCCTGTTGCAGGTAAAATGCAACTAAGAGGAGCTTTAAATGAGTATGATCAAAGTGCTTGGAAATACCCAGAACCAACTAAAGGGAGAAGATAGTATGTGGAAATCACCAGTCGTAAAAGAAATATCTGTAGGACTAGAGATTAATTGCTATGCATGTGCAGAGATTTAATTAATTTATGGATGTATGGGATGAGGTTGTTAAAGAATATAATGACGAACTCAATAAACTAAGATTAAATGTCTCTGGTGGGCAAGCAGATTCTTTTGCTCACTATAGGCAACTCGTAGGACTTGTTCAAGGAATTGAATGGTCTCGTAACAAATTAACTGAAGTAGTTAAGAAAAGACTATACGAAGAAGAGGATGACTAATGCAACAGGCACATTTAGGTAAATCTATAAAGAACGATATGTGGATTACAGAAGACGAAGATGAACGTACTCCAGATGTCTTACCTGAACTTCCAGGTTTTCATGTACTCGTAAGACCTGTCTCAATAAAAGAAAAAACTAAGGGTGGTATACTACTACCAAATTCAACTAAAGACGATATGTCGTATTTAACAACTATAGGTGAAGTTATTAAAATAGGCGATCTTGCTTATAATGATAATGAAAAATTTCCTAAAGGACCTTGGTGTCAATTAGGAGATTATATTTGCTATGCTAAACATGCTGGTCAAAAGATACAATATAAAAATGTTAAGATGATTTTATTGTATGATGATCAAGTTATAATGAAAGTACAAGATCCAAAGTTTTTAGATCCTACTTTTAATTTAAGTAAATATAGTAGTTAAAATTTGCACTATTAATTTTTTTAGTGTATAATATAAGATATAAGATACGTAAGTCGTATGTCTCGTAAACAACGAAAGGTAATACAATGGCACAAGAACAAGAAGAATGGAGTGAAGTAGAAACTAAAGCTCCAGAAGAACCAAAAGTAGAATATGAAATAGAAGGTGAAGAAGATGAAAAAGTTAAAACTCCTTCGCCTGTTGAAGCAAAAGAGGAAGTTAAATCAGAAGAAGTTCCCAAAGAAGACTCTCCACCAGAACTTGAAGGTGTAGATACTAAAGGAGCTCAAAAAAGAATACGTCAATTAGTTAAACAACGTAAAGAAAGAGATGAACAACTTTCTCAACTAATGAGACAAAATGAAGAGTTAAGTAGTAAATTACAAAATACAGAGCATCATTTTAATACTGTTAATAAATTAAGTTTAGACTCAAGTGAAAAACAAATAACAGATAAGTTAGAACTTGCAAGAAATGCTTATAAGTCTGCTCACGAAGAAGGTGACTCAGCTAAGATACTACAAGCTCAAGAGTTTTTGAATGAAGCACAAAATGATTTAAAATCATTGACTGCTACAAAACAACAATTTGAACGACAACCTGTACAACAACAACAAGTACAGCAACCACAATACCAGCCTCAACCTACTCCTGATCCAAGAGCAGCAGAATGGGCACAAAAGAATGAGTGGTTTGGTTCAGATCAAGTTATGACTGCAGCATCTTTAGCAATAGATGGTCAGTTAAAAGAAGAAGGTTATAATCCTACAGATCCAGAGTATTATACTGAAATAGATCGTAGGTTACAAGAAACATTTCCTCATAAGTTTGCAGCACAAGCTGCTCCAGTTGAGGAAGTTCGCCAGCAGGTAGAAGCGTCAAAACCTGCTCAAGTGGTTGCTGGAGCATCTCGCAGCTCTCCAGGTTCTAGTAAAAAAGTTAAGCTGTCAAAAGAAGATATTAGACTAGCTAACAAATGGAATGTACCACTTGAACAGTATGCTCAAGAAAAACTAAAGGCTGATAAAGCTGATGGTGAGTATACAACAATTAATATGCAGCGTGGAGGAAAATAGATGACACGAATTAATAATACACGTAGTTCTGATTTAAGAGAAAGCAAAGCTAGAGAAGAAGTTGAATACACATTTGAAGAGCAAGATGTTCTTCATATTCCTGAAGCAGTTCAAAAGCGTTTCGCCAACGAAGAAATGACACTTGGGTGGGTAAGAATGACACTTAAAGGTGAAGATGATGTAAAGCATTTAGGCAAGAAACTGCAAGAAGGATGGGTATTTGTTGATTTAGCTGAAGTTCCTGAAATGAGTGCAACCTCTTTCGTGAGAGAGGAAGGTAGATACGCAGGGGTAGTCTGTCGTGCTGACGTAGGATTAGCAAAAATCCCAACTGGTAGATACGAAGCTAGAAGTAAGTTTTACAGAGATAAAAGTAAAGCCATGAATGAAGCTATTGAAGCTCAACTTATGGGTTCTAATAATTCTCGTATGCCTATTTCTAATAACAGTAAATCAAAAGTGGTAACAGGAAGACAACCTAACTTTCAGGATTAATCCTTTTATTGCTTATTATTAATTAACAAAGGAGAAAGAATATGGCTTCAGTTGATAGTCCTAGAGGACTGGTACTGGCAAGAAAAAATGGCTCAGGTTCTAACTCTACTGGTGTTACTATGATTCCTGTTGGGGATAACATAAGCCCAATAGTTCCTTCAGCAGCATTGCCTACAAGCATGTTCACAGGAGATCCTATAGCAATTTATAGTTCAGGTACAATCGTACCTACAGGTGCAAACCCAACTATTAAATCTGCAGGAGTTTTCCAAGGATGTAGCTATGTAGATAGCAATGGCGATCAACAATTCAGTAGATATTGGACAGGTGGCATAACTGCAACAGACATTCAATTACATGTTTGTACTGATCCAGCCCAAACATACTTTATCCAAGCAGATGGTGCTGTTACAGCAGCAGCAGGTTTTGGTGCAGGTACTTATAATGGTGTTTGGACTGCAGGTGCAGGTTCAACAAAAACAGGTAATAGTGGCTACGAGTTAGATGCGTCTGGTCCTGTATTAACAGAACTAGCAGGTATGAGAGTAATACGTAGAGCTCCATGGGATACAGCGACAAGTTCATCAGCAGGTGAAACTGACGATTATCCATGGTATGAAGTACGTATCAATAATCATATTGATAACTACACAACAGCAACTATTTCATCAGCTTAATAGGAAAGGAATAATTAAATGGCTATTAATAGAGCAAGTATTGCCAAAGAGCTACTTCCTGGACTAAATGCAGTTTTTGGAATAGAATATGGCAGCGTAGACGAAGAACACAAACCATTATACGAAATAGAAAACTCAG